TGATTTTTCTTTAGCACATTATATTTATGATTATTTGCATAATGATTATGGAATTGTTGCTACTGCAATAGAACTTTCAACTGATATTAATGAATATTATGTATCGCTTCAATTTTATCCAGATGGGGATATGGATTTCGTTTGTGAATTCTCTAAAATTGAAGAAGATGATAGTTATAAATATGATGAATCAAATGATGTTAATTACTATGTTTTCAGTAATATGGCATTTGGAGATACAAGGGAATATTTGATAGGCAAAGGTGAATTAGATTTTTGTGAGTTAGTTGATGAGGATTGTGTTAATGAATTGTTAGATGGAGAAGAGCATTATCAAAATTGTCCATGTGTTTCATGTAAATCTGCTAGAGGTGAATTTACAGATGACGAAGAATATGAGATTGGATTAGTAGAACATTATGCCCAGTATATTGAGAATAGTGAATGTGAGTGCGGATCAGAATTAAGGAATATTCTTTATAGTATGTTACAGGAATGTATGTCTATGGGTATGAAAATGCTAGAGATGAGGGAATTTTTGGAGGATTAATTAGAACAAATAAAATAATATAAAATCTAAGTTTTAATTTGTTTCGATTAATTTAATGTTTTGCTATAGATAGTATCTCTAACTTATTTAATTATAGTTAGGGATATTCTTGTGTAACAAAATAAGTTATGCAAATAAGGTAGTGTCTTACCACTAAAATATTGGGTCATGTCCTACCATGAGAAGGAGAAACAATATGAGTATTGATTTAAGAGAAATACCTTTTATTTTTAGCAAAGAATTATTAAATAAGAACAGAGTATTAACTATGTCGAATAATAGAAAATGCAATTACTTAATTGTAGATGTTGGTAGAGATTTAACGACTATGATGTCAATTAGTGATCAAGGAATTAGAAAAGATATTTTAGTAATTAAAACTTTTATAAGTAAAACTTTTTCAGAACTAGTAGATGAAGCATATTGGTTATGTTGTGAATTTAACATACAAATCATTTTAGCAGATAAATTAGGTGTAGGATTAGGATTTATTGAAGAATTTAAGAATAATATTAATCCTAATAATGTTGATATTAGAGCATTAGACGGAAGAGAAATTAGTCAATTCACAAATATTAAAGAGATACAAAATGATTTGCATTATGGAAATTTAAGGTTTTTACAATCACCACAGTTGGCAAAAACATCTTATGTGAAACCATTTTTAGGATTGTCAAACATTATGGAATATCATAAAGAAACTGACAAATTAATTGATGAGATGAGTAATATTGAAATTAAAACAAATTCAAGTGGAAAAATACAATTATCTCGCACTGATGAAACTATTGGGAAATCTAGAGTGAATTGTATGTTAGCATTTTATTCTTATCCTATGAGTCATGTGGTTGAAACAGATAGCTCTGATGATATTAGTTTTAAAGAAAAATACGATGTTACTAAAAGAATTGCTCAATATGAAGTAATTCATGGAACTTTTTATAAGTATTTATTCAAGTGTATTGAGAATGACGGAATTAAAGTTTTGTTTTATCATAACGGAAAACATAAATTAAAACAGTTTCAGAATATTACTAAAGAAGATGATTTTAGGAAATCGTTTTCTAATGATATTAAGAGTTTAAGTATTACAAAAGATGGATTAGATATTGTATTTTTTAATGGTAGTTTTATCAGATTTGTATATGGTGATCAAAATAGTCGTGGACAGAGATATCATTATGCAGTAGTGGATAGTGATTTGGAAAAAGATATTTTTTATAGTGTAATTCTTCCTGCATCTGTTTTGTTTGAAAGAGATAAAGATAATATTGGTTTGAAAGACAATTATAATATTGAGACTATTGAGATGTAAATGGGTTAGGAACTAGTTTGTAAACAATAAATAATGTTTTGTGGATTATAGGCACTTCAATTTATTTTGGAGTGTCTTTGTGTCTTGCAAAAATATTGTTTGACTTGGGGTAGATAATAATTCGGGGTCATGTCCGAGTTTCTGTGCGTCTATCCCTATCTACTCTTTAGCACAGAAATAAATATGCGCAGAAAGAAGGAATTAGAGATGTTAATTAGCAAAACAGCAATGGTTAGATGGAATAGTTTTACAACAAAGTGGTATTTAGAAAAAGGTTATCCTAAAATTAAACAAGGAGATTTCTTTGAATGTAAAGTAGAAGATTTACCTCCAGGGTCAACAGCAAAGGTATTAGTAGATTGTGATTATAAAAAAGATGGTTGCAAAGGAATACATGAAAAACCTTATAGACAATATACAGAAGATAAAGAAAATGGATTAGGTAATTGTTGTACAAATAAAAAATGTGGCGCATATAAAACTAAAGATATTATGATGAATAAATATGGTGTGGATAATATTCAAAAATTAGACGAGTATAAGATCGCATCACGAGAAAGACAACAAAGACCATTTCAATTAATAATAGATCAAGCAAAGGAAAAGAATTTAATTTTATTAACTACAGAAGATGAATATAATAATAGAGAATTCGATGATAGTAAAAGTAGGGTTAGATTTATTTGCAATAATCATTTAGAACATGGGGAACAAAATACATCAACAGAGGTATTTTTAAAGAATAAGGGATGTTGTTTTTATGGAAAATATGAATTATCTGCTGAATCAACAAGACATGACGGTAATGAAGTATATGAAGCATTTGTAGATAAGGGATTGATACCTAAATTTGAACCAGAAGAATATAGAAAGAATAGTCAAATGTTGCCTTTTATTTGTCCAGAACATTTAGATAAAGGTATTCAACATAGAAGTTATGTTAAATTATTAGATTCAGACCATAAATGTAATTATTGCTCTTATGAATATACAGCAAATCAATTAAGGCATGAAAAATCTTTTGTTTTTGATTACTTTAAAAATAGAGGGTTAAAAGTTAGTGAAGATCAGGTATATGGAGGAGTTAATACCCATATAGAATTTGAATGTCCTAATCACTTAGGTGCAATTCAAAAAGTTACATATCATAGTCTAATGAATACTAAACAACCATGTGAATTATGTAGAGCAGAAGAAAGTTTAGCAAATTTAAATAGAAGATTAAGAAGTAGTATAAATTTATGGAAAAAGAAAAGTGAATTAAATTGCAATAACGAATGCATTTTTATGGGAAATAAACAATATGACGTTCATCATCTTAAGGCTTTTAATGAAATAATAACTGAGTCTTTAAGTATATTAAATTATAAAATAAAACAAAAGTATAATGGTGACGAATTTATTAAGATAAGAGATAAAGTTATTGAGTTACATAACATTTATCCCCTTGGAATATGTATTTCCAATAATATTCATACGATTTTTCACCAATTATATTCTAAAAATGCTAGTATTGAAGATTTCTATGAGTTTAAGAAAAGATATGAATTAGGTGAATTTAAAAATGTTTTAAAAGGAGTTAGTTAAGAGGAGATTAAATTATGGCAACTAATCAAAAACCTAAAACAAAAATAAAAAGAAATGAAATAACGTGTACAAAATGTGGTTTAATAAAAACAACAAATATTAGTAATTTTTTCAAAACAGATAATCCTTTATATAATGAATTTTTTCCAGCCTGTAAAGACTGTATATATGAGTTGTATAATACACATTTACAAAATGGATCTGATATTAGAGATGCAGTAATTAAAATATGCGAATTATTAGATAAACCATACATAGAAGAAGTATTTTTTACAACATATGAAAAAGAAAAAGATAATAAGAATATTCTTGGGTTGTACTTTAAAAATTCTTCTATGCAACAATGGAAAAAACAAGGGATTCTAAGATTTGGAGATAGTATTTTTTCAAGAAATTCTTCACAAGGTATGCAAGCAGTATTTGAAGATCAAACAAGGATATATAGTGAAGAATGGAATGGTAGATATACTCAAACAGATATTAACTATCTTAATCAATATCTTACGGGATTACATAACGATTTTAAGATCAATACTACAAGCTATAAAGATTATGCAAAGAAAATTTGTTGTGCTAGTTTGGCGGTAAATAAAGCTTATCAAGAAATGTTGGATGGTGCAAATGGGGCAGATAAAAAATATAAAGATTTACAATCAACTTTTGATACTTTATCAAAATCTGCTCAATTTAGTGAGAATTCTAGATCGAGTATGAGCGCAGGTATCAATAGTATTTGTCAAGTTGTTGATAAAATTGAAAGTAAAGAGTGGATATATGAAGCAGAAGAATATGAAAAAGATGCTATTGAACATTTATTAGATCAATTTAATAACATTCAGAAATCTTTGTAGGTGATATAATGGCAGTATTTAAAAACTTTAGTAAGAAAAGTAGACATATAAAAGATGGTGATTATGATAATTTAGATAGTAGTTTTAGTTATGATCCAATTGTTGGTGAAGGTGATAGTCTTAATGACGAAGAATGGAAGAAATTCATAGCATATTATAGAATTCATTTAGACAAGTTTGCTATTGAGATTCTACATTTAAAACTCCATCTTTTTCAACGATTAATTCTTAGAGCAATGGCTAGACATCAATATGTAATGCTTATCTGTTGTCGCGGTCTTGGAAAATCTTGGATAAGTGCTGTCTTCTTTATTTGTTCTGCTATTTTATATAAGGGGCTTAAGTGTGGGATAGCATCAGGACAAGGACAACAGGCAAGAAATGTAATTATTCAAAAAATTAAAGGAGAATTAGCTAATAATCCAAATATAGCAAGAGAAATAATATTTCCAATTAGTACAGGTACAAGTGATTGTGTTGTTAATTTTAGGAATGGTAGTGAGATAAGAGCAATTGTGCTTGGGAGAAATCAAGGAGATGGAGCGAGAAGTTGGAGATTCCATTATTTGTTAATTGACGAAGCTCGTCTCGTTCCAGATAGTGTAATATCTACTATTTTAATTCCGATGACAAAAACTAAAAGACCAGTTGCTATTGATCATATGCAACCAGAAAAGGGTAAAGTAATCTTTATATCTTCTGCTTTTTTAAAAACAAGTGATTTATATAAAAGATTTGTTTATTTCTTTGATAAAATGAAAGAAGGAAATAAAAATTATTTCGTTTGTGCTTTAGATTATAAAGTAGGAATTGAAGCTATGATATTTGAGGCAGAAGATATTGAAGAAGAACGAAGTAAACCAGATACTACGGAAGAAATATTCCTTTATGAATATTGTGGTCAGTTTGTAGGATCTAGTGGAGAAAGTTATTATCCATATGATGTAACAAATCATTGTAGAGTTCTTGATCAGTGTGAATTAATACAGCCTAAAAAAAGTAAGTCACAATACATTATAGTACATGACGTTGCTATATCTGACGCTAAAAACTCTGATAATGCGTGTACTCATGTAATAAAACTAAAAGAAAGAAGTAATGGCACATATTTTAAAGATGTTGTTTATACTAAAACTCATAATGGAATGACATTACCAGAACAAAGAGATTTCTTAAGAGAATTGTATCATCTAAGTTTCCCTAATGCAATAAAAATAATTATTGATATGCGTGGAAACGGAGAACCTCTTCCTTCTTTGTTTTATGAATCGTGGGAATATAAAGATGAAAAAACAAAAGATATTTTAGAATTTCCCCCATTAGTATTGGATGATGATGAAAAAGGAATGAATATAAGAAATGCTGTTCCAATAATAAGGGGAATAACCGCTACTCAGGGTAGTAATAATACAATGCATACATATCTTAAGGCTAGTTTTGAAAATGGATCTTTAAGATTATTAAAACATTCAACTGAAATGGACGAAGCTCATAAATCTGATCAAATAAGTATCGAAGAATTTGTAATGTATATTCAAACAGATTTAATGATTCAAGAACTATCTAATATTAAACAAATAATGAGTAATTCTGGGAATATTATTTATGATAGAATTGTAAAAACTGTTAAACGGGATAGAGCAACAAGTTTAGCATATGGCCTTTCAGTTGTTAATGAAATGGAAGAAGAAAATAGGAAAAATGTCAGGGATTCAGACCACGATTTTGTATTTTCGTATTCATAATACAATATAACCGCCTAAAGAAAGGAGGCATCCCCAATTTGACCAAAAAAACAACTCCAATAGAAACTCCAGAATCCAACTCCAACCAATTCTCAAATGAAGTTGAAACAAACTCATTATCTTACAATTCCTATTCCATATCAACTGGAAGATTAGATACAGATAATATTCCTATGAGTGATTTAAAACAATATGTAAAATATCCTATGATATACAATGAAATATTAAGAACTATATCTGAACAAAGCTATAATTCTCAAGGAATTTATTCGCAAGTGATAGATTATTCTATTGCTATACCTACATTGGCATATATAACTACAATGAGAAATAAAACTCCAGAATTAAAAGAAAAAAAGAAAAAATTTAATTTGTTTCTAAAATTATTAAACCACGATAGATCAACAAGAGATATATTACGGAATTTATATATTTATGGAACATATATTGGAATCTTGCGTAATACTTCTGCAAACAATAAAAATATTGATACTGGTTCAATGACAGTAGAATCATTGGATAGAATTGAAGGTTTATCACTAGACGATAATTTTATGATTCAGCCTTTAGATTTGGATTACTGTAAAATAATTGGATTTCAAAATAACGCTTCAATATCAGTATTCGATATGATGTATTTTGATCAATTTAAATATGGTGGTTTGGTAAATGAAATCAAGAATTATCCCAAAGATTTCATGAAAGCTTATATGGACTATAAGAAAGACTCTAGTAAAAGATGGTTTATATTAGATTATAGTAAAACAATTGCATTGAAATTTAGAGCTAGTGAGAATGAATGCTTTGGTCGTCCCTACGGGTTGTCAGCGTTTTCAGATATGAAAGCAAGTAGCGATTATGACGATAGCCAATATCAATTAATTAGTGAATTGGCTAGTAGTATCTATTTCATGATCTTGCCGGAGGGTGAAAAAAAAGGCTCATCTAGTTTAAATTCAACTCAACAAAAAGAGATTATAGAAGCTTTTAGAGGTGCTGTAAAAGTTAATACTAGTGGTAATTTGGCAAAAATCTCAACGTTATCCCTCGCACCAGGGACAGAAATTAGTAGATTAAGCAAAGATTCATCTTTAATTAAGGATACATTGAGTAACGAGAATATGAAGAAGATTTCAACGAGTTTGGGATTTGCTAGTTCAGCTTTAAATGCAGAATCTAGCGGAGGAAGTTCTTATGCTAATTTACAAGTTAATATTGATTTAGTATCTTCACAGGTATTTCAAGTTGTAGATGAGATTGCAAGAGAATACACAAGAGTTTTAAATGGGTTACTAGATATTAAACCTAGAGACTACATAGATATTAAGTATTTGCCAATTTCATGGTTAAACAAGGATTCCATGTTTGAGAAAGCTCAAAATCTTTATACTCAAGGAAGAGGGAGTTTAAAATTCTGGATTTCTACAATGGGTATCGATGTTGATGATTATTTAAGTCTGATGGATGATGAGGCAGATGAAGATTTTGAAAACAAGTACCCTGTCCACGCTACGTCCTTCAATTCAAATGGCGGAGATATAAATGATAATAAAGGTGGAGCACCGCCGAAAAAAACCAAAGATTTATCGCAAAATGGCATGGTCACTCGCAATAATAATAGCAATAATCAAGTAAAACCATCAACAAAATAATATTGTAATTTTTAATAAGAGATAGGTTGGGCTTGCAATCCAACTGATAAGACTGGTTCCTTTCACCAGTCTTCTTTTGTTTGTTTAAATTTAAGTTGTTTCATGTCAAGAAAGGGAGTGGTTGGTTCATTGGAAAGGAATGATAAAAATGGGCAGAAAGAAGACGCATGAAGAATTTTTAGAAGAATTTAATTTTATCTATAAAGGAGAATATAATGTTCTAAGTAGGTATCAAGGTGCTAAAAAACATGTTACTGTAATCCATAATATTTGCAATAATGAATATCCTGCTACGCCAAATAATTTGTTATCAAATGACCATAACTGTCTTTTTTGTTCTGTAAAGAATAGAACAAAAACAACCAAGGAGTTTATAGAGGAAGTTTATAATTTAGTTGGCGATGAGTATACTGTATTAGGTGAATATATACAATCTCATATTGGAATAAAAATAAGACATAACACTTGTAATCTTACATGGGAACCATCTCCTACTAGTTTTCTGAGTGAAAAACGATGTCCAAAATGTTTTGGCAATATGAAAAAATCACATGATGAATTTGTAAAAGAAGTTTATTTAATTAATAGAAATATAAAAATACTTGGTAAATATTCCTCATCAAAAAATACAATTGAATGTCAATGTTTAATTGATGGGCATGTATGGTATCCATATCCAAGTGTATTATTAAATGATGGAGGTTGCCCAAAATGTGCTGGTAATGCTAAAAAATCACACGAAGAATTTATTGAAGAATTAAATCAAATTAATCCTAACATTCTTGTTTTAGGAGAATATAAAAATATTGATACTAAAATTAAATGTAAATGTATTATAGATAATCACATATGGTATCCATCCCCATATACTTTGTTAAAAAGTATAGGTTGTCCAGTTTGTAGTCAATCTAAAGGCGAAAAAGAGTGTAAAATTGTTTTTGATTTAAGGAATGTTTATTATATTCCTCAAAAAGAATTCGAAGGTTTAATTGGATTAGGTGGAGGTTTACTATCATATGATTTTTATCTTCCAAAATATAATCTTCTTGTGGAATATCAAGGGGAATACCATGATAAGGTAATTTTATATTATAAAAACGAACCATTAGAATTAGCAGAAGCAAGATTAGAAAAACAAAAAGAACATGATAGACGTAAACGAGAATATGCTAAAACTAATAAAATAAAATTATTAGAAATATGGTATCGGGATTTTGATAATATTGAAGATATACTAAAGCGTAAATTAAACTTAACATAACAATTATTAACTATTTAAAGGAGGTGAGAAAAACGAAAAATAGTGTAATCGAAATTTCTAAGAAAACATCTATGGCGGGGAGAACTCCTATCAAGTTGATTTTGCATCAGATCCATAAAGATTCTACAGATTATAATGGTAATGGAATCCATTGGGATAAGGGTTTTACTGAAAATAATATTGGGTCAGTAAAAGGAATGCCTTTGGTTGCTCAGTTTATGGATAATGAGAATAAAATTCCTTTTGGGTCGCATGGTGATATGGTTGTTGAAGAAAATAGGGTTATTTTTGAAGATAGTCTTGTTGTTGGATCGTTCGAGAGTGCATACATAGCTGAAAATATTGAAGTTAATAATGAAATAATTGATGCTTTAGTTGGTGTTGGGTATGTGTATGATCAGAGATTCCCAGAATTAATTGATTATTTACAAGAAGAATATGACAGTGGCAATTCCGTAGAAGGTTCAATTGAGATTTGTGCCGATAAATCACTAGGTAATAAAAAAATAATTTATGATGGAGGATGGAAAGAAAAAAATAGAATTCCAAAATCCTACCAATACTCCGGTCACGCACTTGTGATTGGGGAAGTTCCCGCTGACCACAACGCCTTGTTACTAGAACTTAATACACTCAAAAAAAAAGAGGTGAATATATTGCCAGATAATTTAGATAACAAAGATAAAACAATCATTGAAGTCAATGCTATGAATTATAATGATATTTCTATGATTGTTGAAAGTAAATTCAATAAAAAACAAAATATAGATGAATCAAATTATTCTTATTATTATGTTCATAAATTTTATCCAACTATATCAACGTTTATAATGAAGTCTTGGGACAAAACTGGAGAATACCTTCAAGTAACTTATACGGTTGAAAATGGTGAGGTAAAACTTGGTGATATTATCAATAAAGTCGAGGAAGATTGGAAACCTCTAAATGGTGAAGAATCTGTCGAAGTTAATACACCAGTTAAAAATATATTAAATAATCAAACGAAGGAGGAAAGTAAAAAAATGGATGAAAAAATCGTATTAGAACTCAATCAAAAAATCGAAGATAAGATTAATGAAATCAATGCATTAACTAAATCTGTTGAACAAAAAGAAACAGAAATTAATTCATTAACTAAATCTTTAGAGGAAAAACAAGCTGAAATCAATAGTTTAACTGAAAAAGCAACAGAACTTGATAGTAAAGTAATTGAACTAAACACTAGTATTGTAGAGGTTAATAAATTACTTGAATCTGAAAAAGCGGAAAAAGAATCTCTTACAGTAGAAGTAAATTCTTTTAGAGAAGAAAAAATTAAAGCAGATTCAGAAGCAAAAATTGCTGAAGTAAATGCTTATTTTGAAACAGAAATTACGAAAAATGGTTTTGAAGAAAGCGAAGTAAATTCTCTTAAATCTTTTGTAGAAGCAATTGATTTGGATGGGTTGAAGAAAGCAGAAGCAGAATTATGTGCAAAGAAATTCAAAGAAATGATTGCATCTCAAGATAACACTGATGTTGAAACTAATACTAAGAATGATATGTTTATTTCTATTAAAGAAAAAGAAATGAAAAAGGTTCCTGGTAGTATCCCATCTTTCTTTAACTAAATTTTAGAAAGTAAAGATAAATATATAATTAATTTTAACAATGAGTAGTAATTAAATAGTAATGGTTAATTAATAACAAAAATAAAAAGAAATGAGGTAATTAATAATGAGTTTATTTAAATTCCATGATTCAAATTTTCTTAATGTATCCAACAAACCTAATGTAAAGGCAATTGCAGATACATATAATGGTTATCAGTTCAATGTTACATCTGATGTTCAGGTATTAGTTCCAGATTTGGCTACAGCAAAATTAGGTGATATTTATGTTATGTGTAATATCATTGATAAGCCTGAAATCATTAATACAGATTCCTATAAAGTTGTTGCTGATGAGTATATTCGTGCATTCAGACTTAAAGACATGGTAGGACTTCAACTTGATATGAGTGCTGATTTACTTACTGATGCTTTTGCTGATGTTGCTGTTGGTAATTATGTCATTGGTCGTTCTGTAGCAGATGCTACAAATGTAATGAAATGGACAAAAACAGCAAATCCTGCTGATTATGAAATTTATCTTAAAGTAATCAAGAAAACTACTTTTGGTGCATTTACAATTGATGCAGGCGGTGGAACTGTTGCTGGTGGTTATGTTGTAGAAGTAATGGCAAATGATAATATTTAAGTTGTAGAGGTTTATGTAGATTTTTTAGTAATGTCAAGTAAATTAATAAATAATTAATAAGAAGGAAAAGAGGTATTAACAATGAGTTTTGGAATAGATTTTACAAAATTACAAGAGAATGCAGAACAAGTTGAGATTAATAAAATTGTAAAGAATAAGTTGGAGAATGCATCACGTCCAAGTGAAGACGTAGAGATTTTTACTAATATTGTTTATGGTAAAGATGTATCTAAATATGGTAAAAAAGTTGATACAGTAATGGATAAGATTAAAACTTTAGCAGGAATGGCTAACGATGGGAATACTCAAGCAATTGCAGAATTGAATGCAATTAGAACAGTCACCATACAACAACCCTTGGAAAAGAGATTGGCGATAAATAATGCTATGGGAACGGTTACAAAGGTCGGATATAATGAGGCCATGTATTATGAGGTTTATCAATTACAAGGTGACAAATCAAGAGTCCAAGCTTCTTCTGGTTCTTTTGTATTTCCTACCGTTAAGAAAAGAACTGGTACTATGGAAACTAAAACTTCCACTGGTGGAGTTATGGTTGATTGGAGAGAATTACAAAGTGGTGCTACTGATGGAATGGCTATGGCAAATGAGCAAGTTCTTACAGACATGACTAATCAAATGGTTCTTTCCCATATTAATGCTTTGCGAGCAGGTATTACAGCAGCCACTACTTTAAAGAACTATGCTGAAGGAATTACTAAGACAAATGTTGAGGATGTTAGAAAGAAAGCAAGACGATTTGGTACTTCTGTAACAATTATGGGAGATTATAGTGCAGTTAGTAAACTTGGAGACCTTGCTAATTTTAGTGTTGTTGCAGCCGGAACAGAATATAGATTTCCTGATTATGTAATGGAAGAAGTTATGAAGACTGGACTTATTAAAAATTATAAAGGAAGTATCGTGGTAGAAATTCCAAATAGTTATAATATGATCGATCTAAATACTGCCGGAGATTTTTACGCACCTCAATTACCTACAACTGATTTGTGGTTTTTGCCACAAGGCCAGTATGCACCCCTTCAAATTTGTTTGCGCGGTGGATTAACTTCTATGACTGCTACAGATTTAAATACTCGGAGTCAGGTCACTCGCTACGATTGGGAATTTTCAAATTATCTTGTGCCTGAATACGTGGCAACGGTGGGATATTTGTACGATTCTGCTTTAGCTGAGTAATATATAGAAATTAATTTTATAGAAGATAGGTATTAATTATAATCGCGAGTTTAATTAATACCGACAAGGACGGTTTTCCTAACCCGTCCTTCTTTTATTTATAAAAAATTAGGTGATGATTCGATAGGAGGAATTAAAATGGGCAAAAAGCAAAATATTGATCAATTTAAGCAATGGGTATTAGAAAATTCCATTGATATAAAATGTATTAGTGACTATGGCATTGATGATAAAATCGATGGAAAAACAGAACTATCATTCCAATGTAATAAAAATCATATATTTCCAAAAACAATAACCAATTTTAAGAAGAATCCTAGATGTCCTCATTGTACTGGAAAATATAAATATACTTATGAAGATGCCAAAAATATAGTTG